AACATCACTTTCAAGCTATTCAAGTTTGGTTTCTTGGTGGCGTTGCGGAGATTCTGACACCGCACCGACACTAACTGACAACAAAGGAAGCAACGATGGAACTATGACTAATTTCTCAACCTTTTCAACTGACGTACCTACATAAAAACGAACGATATGAGTAACACAATAAATTGGGGAAAAATACACGGCTTAAGCTATAGCCCAGAAACTAACTTAACAGGAACGGCAGCAGCACCAAGTTTTACAAATACCAAGAGTATAGAACTTGACGGAGTGGACGACTTTGTAAATGTAGCGGATAATAGTAATTTAAGTTTTGGCGATGGCTCTAATGATTCGCCTTTTTCTATTTCTGCTTGGGTTAATATTGATAATAAAAATAGGTTTAGGATAGTAAGTAAATATGACAGTAACTTAGAATACCTATTGACCACCTCAGGTTCAGGAATATTAGTATTTAACCTTTATGACAATAGCAACGGTTCGAGAATAAGTAGAAGGATATCATCAGTAATGGCAACTAATACTTGGATTCATTTAATAGCGACATATGACGGAAGTTCAAGTTCTTCAGGTATAAAAATTTATATGAACGGCTCAAGAGCAGATGATACAACGAGTAATTCAGGTTCTTACACTGCTATGGAAAACACAACTGCACCTTTTGAAATAGGCAAAAACTTATCAACTGTAGCAAACGGACACATAGACGAAGTTTCGGTATTTAATTCAGAACTTTCTGCAAGTGATGTGACAACTATTTATAATGGTGGTGTACCTAATGACATATCTGCATTAAATCCATTAAGTTGGTGGAGATGCGGAGATGGAGATACCGCACCGACTTTAACCGACAATGGTTCGGGTGGCAACAACGGAACAATGACAAACTTTAGTACATTCTCAACTGATGTACCAACTTAATAAAATAATAAAATGAAAAAAGTAGCAGAAACATACGCAATAATTAACATCGCAGATTTGCCAAATATTGACTTTTCACAAGTAGGCGAAACCAACGAAAACACGATTAGAAAATCAGTAGACGAATCGCAGTTTGTGATTAAGTACAATTCAGTACCTTCGTTTATAACTGATGGCACTATTACACCAGTAGAAACTTTAAGTCATTCAGAGGCACTTGAATTGATGGCAACTGAAGCTTGGACTGAACCGATAGAAATAGAATAATGAAACATACAAACATTCTTGCAGTATTATATTTTGTTAGTGGATACTTTGCTACCTTGACAATGTTGTTTAATGAGCAATTACACGTACAAGCTCTTGGATGTTTTCTCGGAATTTATATAACTTACCTATTGGTCGAACAAATAGAGTCATGAAAACACAGGTTATACTTTTAGCAACTAAATTACAAACTTATTCAATGCAACTAATGGCTATTGTTACATCATTCTTTTTACCTATTGTTGGGATCCTTATATTAATTGCAGCATCCGTTCTCCTGGATACTATCACAGGAATATGGAAAGCAAAGAAATTGAATCTCCCTATCACAAGCAGAAGGCTCTCTGCAATCATCTCCAAGATTTTACTCTATGAGGTCACAGTTATGCTGTTCTATCTGATTGATTATTTCTTAGTCAATGATATAGTTCAGTCATTCTTCAGTATAGAGATGCTTACTACTAAAATATTATCGCTAACTTTAGTATCAATTGAAGTGATTAGTATTAACGAGAACTATCGAGCGGTAAAGCAAATCGACCTTTGGGCATCACTTAAAAACCTATTTGCAAGAGCTAAAGAAGTGACTCAAGAGTTCAAAAACATTAATGAGAAAGATAGATAAAATCGTTGTCCATTGCACCGCTACCCCTGAAGGCAGACATTATGATGTTGATGATGTTAGGAGATGGCATTTGGCAAGAGGATTCAATGATATCGGCTATCACTACTTAATACATCTTGACGGCTTTATCGATCTTGGAAGACCGATTACAAAGACAGGCGCACATTGTGCTTATCAAAATACAGGCAGCATCGGACTTGCCTATGTAGGCGGAATGACCAAAGATATGAAGCACCCAAAAGACACAAGAACTAAAGAACAAAAAGATAGCTTGATTGAATTAATACAGGAATTAATGTATAAATACAACAAGGATATGACGATTCACGGTCACAACGAATTTGCCAATAAAGCTTGTCCGTGTTTCGATGTAAAAACAGAATATGCGCATATATAGTTTATTTTTGATTATAGGGCTTTTTGGATGCTCTGCTAAGTATCACTATAACAAAGCTCTCAAACGTGGCTTAGAAGTGCTTAAAACAAGCGACACGATAAGAATAGCCACATTAGATTCTATACCTGTAATCAAACACGATACAATTGTCTATCGGCATTTTTATAGTCAAAAAGATACTGTGGTTTTTTACAAGAACGTTTATGTGCCTCAAACAAGATTGGAAACAAGAATTGAATACAAGCTTAAAAGGGATACCCTAAAGATGATTACAAGAGTGGAAGTTCAAAAGGCAAAGGCAAGTAAAAAGCCTAACTATCTTTGGATGATTATTGGGATCCTGTTTTTAGGTATTATTTTATTTGTGGCTGGGAAATTAGCAAACAAATATTTATGAGTAACAAAAGGTATAGATTAAGTCCTGATGAGGAAAGGATTTTATTTGAATATAGAGGAATCAAAGAATCATCTGAAGCTGCTGGAGTGGATGTCAAAGATATCAAGCATGGATGGCTAAAAACAAAAAAAGCAAGTTTATTTTTTCAGAATCCACAGTTCAAAGCCAAGAATATTCAAGAGATAGAACAGCTCCAAAAACAAATAGTCAACGCATTAAAGGAATATGCACCTAAATATCCTTTATTAAAAAGAAATAAATCAAAGGATGGACATCTTTTAGTAGTGGATCCAGCAGACATTCACATTGGAAAGCTGTCAGAAGCCTTTGAAACAGGAGAGGATTACAACAATCAGATAGCCGTACAGCGTGTTAGGGAGGGAGTACAGGGTATTTTAGACAAGGCCCAAGGTTTTCATATAGATAAAGTTTTATTCATTGGGGGAAACGATATTCTTCACATTGATAATCCCAAAAGAACAACGACAAAATCAACTCCACAGGATACTGATGGGATGTGGTACAGTAATTTCCTACTTGCAAAGAAGCTCTATGTTGAGATATTAGAGAAGCTCATCACAGTTGCTGATGTTCATTTTACTTTTAATCCATCTAATCATGACTATATGAGTGGATTCTTTTTGGCAGATGTCATCAAGACCTGGTTTATGAACAACAAGAATATCACATTTGATTGCAGTATATCTCACAGGAAAGGATATCACTATGGATCCAATCTCATAGGCACTACTCATGGAGATGGTGCTAAAGTCCAGGACTTACCTTTGTTAATGGCTCAAGAATATCCTATTGAATGGAGTCAGACAAAGCATAGATATGTATATACCCATCATGTGCATCACAAATCGTCAAAAGACTACATCGGAGTCACAGTTGAAAGCTTACGTTCCCCAAGTGGAACGGATTCTTGGCATCACATAAAAGGATATCAACATGCTCCTAAAGCCGTAGAGGGCTTTATTCATCATAAAGAGCATGGTCAGATAGCAAGGCTCACGCATATTTTTTAGTAAAAAGTTTGGAATTTATAATTTTTTTTATAGATTTGACTCATTACTAACAATTAACATCACATCATGAAAGACAATTTATCACGAGTTGAACTCGCTCAAATGCTCCTTGATTTAGAAACATCAAGAGAAACAAATCTAAAACTTATTGAAATGCTTCAAGACTCCTTAAACGGTATGGGAGGAATTATGAGGGAGAATAGAATTATATGGAAGCAAGAGATAGCTGAATTAAAAGAAGCTATGAGAGAGCAAGAGGAGATAAGAAAGAAATTACTATTCTCTTATGTTAACCAAAGTATATCAATGGATGATGTAGCAAAACACTTAAATAAATAGATTATGAACAATCAAGAAAGGAAAGAGGCAAAAAGAGAACTACTGACAGCAGCAATATTCATTCAATTATCTATACCTAATAATGATTATGAAGATGTCATTAGTAATATAGATTACTATGTGAATGGTTTAGAGTTTGCTATAAAAATTGTAAAAGACTTAAATAAATAGATTATGAACAATCAAGAAAGGAAAGAGGCAAAAAGAGAACTACTGACAGCAGCAATATTCATTTGGTCAGTTTGCATAGGTTACTATTTTATTATGAACTTAATAACTGTTTAAGCTATGAATAAAGAGGATATAATAAAGAGAATGAATGACATAAATACATTCATGTCAACTGAGGACAATGAAACTTGTCTATCAGGAACTGATGAGCATGGCAAGGACTTTACTGTTTGGTTTAATACAATAGACTTATTAGAGTGGCTTGACATAGCCTACATGAAACAACAAGCAAAAAATCACATAACTAACTTATAAACAAATGGCACATATAGTTAAGGCAGAGGCATGGGATAATTTCAATCCATCCATATATGCCCAAAGAGTTAAAATAAATGATGTATTCCAATCTTTGTATCAAATAAAATACAATTATTTTAAGAATAGTAGAGAGATAAATAATCCTATCCAGGCTGTTGAATATATTGTGGCTTATGATAAAGATGAGGCTATAAAAACATGGGGAAAATGGAAGGATCTAATAATTAAAATTGAAAAAATTAACCCATGAGAAGAATAATTGAATATATTTATGCAACAATTATCTGCTGGGTTTATAGAGGGATGGAATAATATCATCAAATTAAAATAAAAAAATGTATATTTGTGGCTATACAAAATGTTTATTGTTTATTTATCACGATGCGTGAGTAGGGCAGCCACAGTCTGAAAGCGTATCGTTTTTTTTTACACCAAATTATGGCAAAAGACAAGAGGAGTTTTATACTTTACATGGATCAAAGAGGAATATTTGACAAATTAAATGATGAACAGGCTGGGAAATTAATCAAACACATCTATTCATATTGTGCTGATGAGGATCCTGAAGCTGAATTTATCATTGATATTGCCTTTGAAGGTATCAAGCAGAGTCTTAAAAGAGATTTAAAGAAATACAATGTATATATTGACAAGCAAAGAGAGAATGGAAGGAAGGGAGGCAGACCAAAGAAAACCCAAAAAACCCAAGCCTTTTTAGAGAAACCCAAAAAAGCTGATAGTGTAAGTGTAAGTGTTAGTGTAAGTGAAAAGAAAAAAGATATATATAGGAGCTTTGCTCATCTATATTTGTCAGTTTCTAATTATCAGAAGTTAAACTCCCTTTACAGCAAGGAGCAGATTGATGAAACTTTGGATGCCATAGAGAACTTTAAACAAAACACTAAATACAAATCCCTATATTTGACTGCAAAGAATTGGCTCAAGAGATTGCCAAAAGATGAGAAGGAAGATAAACTAACAAAACAAGCAAAAGCATTAGGGTATGTTAAGTAAGGGATTACATTCAAAGTATTTATTGGATTATAGATTTGGAAGAATCAAGCAAGGATTAGAGATAGGATGTGACCTGGATAATTTTATTGTGTTTAAGCAAAGGCAACTCACGATGATACTCGGACACGATAATGTCGGCAAGTCCTATTGGATCTTTTGGTATTTCCTTTGCGTAGCTTTAAGGCATAATAAGAAGTTTTGCCTATGGGCTGGAGAGAATCAATATGGTCAAATCATGAGGGACTTGATTCAGATGTATAAAGGCAAATCATTTCTTGAGTTGGAGGAGCAAGAGATTATAAATTGCTCTGCATACTTGGAGCAGTATTTTGACTTCATAGATAACAGCAAACAATACACCCCTCAAGAATTGCTTAAAGAGTTTGAGAAGTCAGATGCAGATGCTTTCCTCATAGACCCGTATACCGGACTAACACGACAGTATGGATATGAAGGCAACTATGAATTCTTGAATATGGCAAGGCAGTTTGTCAATGAGAGTGGAAAGACAATCTACATAAGCACCCATCCAACATCAGAGAGTGGGAGGCAAGGCAATTTGTTCCCAAAAGGACACATGTGGGAAGGGCATCTTAGACCGCCAATGGCTGCCTATGTTGAAGGAGGAAAGAGCTTTTTGAATCGGTGCGACGATTTCATTACGATTCACAGGCTTGTCAAACATGATACAATGAAATTTGTAACTTTGGTAAGCATAGACAAGATTAAAGATAGGGATACAGGAGGAGAGCAGACCATGCTTGACCAATATGTATTTTGTGATTTCAATTGGGGGAAAGGATTTGAGATATATGGAAAGGATCCATTAAGTGAATTAAGAAAATAAATTAAATAACATGAACAACATAAACATTTTAAAAGCACATATTGACATCAAGACTACCATATTGAGATTTGAATTGTCTATCCAGGATCTTAAAGAAAAGCATCCTGAGAGAACTGATTTAATCAATACAATGACTGAAACCTTAAATGATATCCTTGAGTTTCAAAATGCCTTTATTGAATTAGAGAACAGCTTGAAATTAGAATACAGGACAAACTTTAGATTGGAGCATCTGAATATGACATTAAAAGAGAAAATCAGAGAGCTTGAGTTGGAAGGTAAAATGCAAAGGGAGGGAATATGAAAGTATTAAATTTATATTCTTGTTTAGGTGGCAATAGATTACTTTGGGATAATTGCGAAGTGACTGCCGTAGAATTAGACGAAGCAGCTGCAAAACTATATCAAGAAAGATTCCCAAATGACAAAGTAATTGTAGCAGATGCACACCAATACTTATTAGATCATTACAAAGAATTTGATTTTATTTGGTCTTCACCACCTTGCCCAACTCATAGTAGATTTAATGTGTCTATGAAAACAAAAAGGACAATGAAATACCCTGACATGGCTCTTTATCAAGAAATAATATTTCTAAAACATTATTACAATGGCAATTGGGTAGTCGAAAATGTTATTCCTTTTTATGATTTATTAATACCCGGTCATAAAAGACACAGGCACATTTATTGGTCTAATTTTAATTTACCAACCATTTTATCTCATAGAAAAAATCCAGACTTAGGAAGAACTAAAAACCTTATAGATGCCTTGTCTATATTTCATAATTACGATTTTAGAAAATACAAAGGAAAGCAAAGCGTTCAAAAGATGGCAAGAAATTTAGTGGATTATGAAGCTGGAAAAACTATCTTTGATACTGCAAGAGGCATAATTGTAAACAATCAAAACACAAATCAAGCAAAACTATTTTAATATGAAATGTCCACAATGTCAAGAGCCAATAACATGGAGAGAGAATCATGATTATGATGAGCATGATTTGGAAGGGGATGGAGTGATTAGTGTATATATTTGCAACAATGACATTTGTACTGTAGAGGATGTTTATATCTTTAGACCAATAAATGCCACGTTGTAAGAATTGCAGAGAGAAGTTTGAGCCAAAGCATTTCAATCAGAAATACTGCTTTAAGCCGGACTGCGTTAAAGCGTGGGTAACTTCAGCCAAAAAAAGCAATTGGAAGAAAGAAAAGAAAAAACTCAAGGAAGAGCTTGAAACTGTTCAGAGCCTAACCAAGAAAGCCCAAAGGTATTTCAATGCTTTCATCAGAGAAAGAGATAAAGGAAAACCATGCGTAAGCTGTGGCAAAAAATTGGGATCCAAGTTTGACGCTGGTCACTACTTTTCAAGCACCCATAAAAACACAACCTTTGACGAGAAAAACGTTCATGGACAATGCGTGAGGTGCAATAGAGATCTGCATGGGAACTTATTAAACTATCAATTGGGGATCCAGGAGAGGATAGGAGCAGATGAATTAATCAAACTACATGAGGAAGCTCATAAGATTAGAAAATTCAGCAGAGAAGAATTGAAGGATATTATAGAATTGTATAAAGAAAAGCTGAAGAATCTCAAGGGATGATTTGGTTAATCAATATAAAATTTATATCTTTAGCTCACTAACAATTTAAAACATTCAGAAATGGAAGGAATATCTTTGATGATGCCGAACAGTCCTGGCATAAAATCAATCACAATTAATGGCAAAAAAATAATAAATGAGAAAGTAGATGGAGAGCATTGGCTGTTCAATCTGAATCCTATTGAGGCAACAGGAATAAAGGAGGGCATGTGGACAAGTGCTAAACAAGCAGAGAGGGATGGAGATAGGCATTCAGCAAGAACATTGATAGAAGCTTATCACAATGTCAATAGGTATGTTGACAGTTATAGATTTATTCAGAAATATATAAACCAATAAACAATGAAAAATAAACAACTTAAAACAATAGACATCAAGGGAAAGCCTTATGTGGAGGTCAATGAAAGACTTAAATACTTTAGAGAGAACTATAAAAACTTTTGTTTAGAGTCTGATGTGCTTGAGAAAACAGCTACATCAGTAATGATTAAGGCAACCATAAAGGATGCTGATGGTAATATTAGAGCTACAGGAATAGCAGAGGAAATTAAAGGAACTACCTTTATCAATAAGACCAGCTATGTGGAGAACTGTGAAACATCTGCATGGGGAAGGGCATTGGCTAATTTAGGTATTGGAATTGATACAAGTGTAGCAAGTGCTGATGAGGTAACAACTGCAATAGAGCAGCAGAATAAAAAGCCAAAGAAGAGAAAACCAATAAGTGCAGAGAGATTTGAGGAGGCTATACTTGCAATTTCAGAAGGCAAATATACCCATGAGCAATTGAGGAGCAGCTTTGACCTGACAAAGGATCAACTTAAAAGCATTACAGCATGTTAAAGATAAGATGTTCACAAATAGGGAAGATAATGCCTAACAGCCGAACAAAAGGCGAATTGAGTAAAACATGCAAGAGCTATCTTGAGGCATTAGCAATAGAGAATATGTATGGATATTCCAAAGATATATGGAGCAAAGCCATTGATAAGGGAATAGCAGTAGAGGATCAAAGCATTCAACTTGCTCAAGAGGTCTTGGATATGGGAGAAATGACAAAGAATGAGGAGTTTTTTGAGAATGAATACTTGACAGGAACTCCTGATGTATTGAATGAGGACTTTGTCCTGGATGTGAAGAGCAGTTTAGACGCAACAACATATCCGTGGTTTGATAAAGATGTACCAAACAAAGACTATATGTATCAATTAATGGCGTATATGGCTTTGACAGGCAGAAAAATTTCGTATCTTGCGTATTGTTTAGTGGATACTCCTGAGGATATTGTGGAGGATGAGGTCAGAAGAGTTCACTACAAGTTTAAAGAGATTGATGAGAATCCAATTGTGAGGGCAACTGTTGAAAGGCAACATAGCTTTGAGAGAGTTCCAGCAAAGTATAGAGTCAAAACCTTTAAGATTGAATATGACCAAGAGGT